ACCTGTTTGAATATTTAAAGTAGAAAGCCCATTGTGTGAGTTTGAGATGATTGCCTCAATAAGAGTATCACCTACTTTTGGCAATTCTTGGTGACGAAAACGAAGTTGGTGTAATGAGTGAATACCTGAACCACGTTGTGTTGCGCTTGATACTTGCCAACCCTCACGTTCGAAGTTTTCCAAGATTTCAAACGTCGGAACGAATGAATACTTGTCTGACAATTTTGAAGATGGAGAAGTTGCGAATACCGCTGGTGCTACCGATTTGATTTCTGTTAGTGTCATCATATGTTTAGTTGTTTTGTTTGACAAATATAGAAAGGATTTTTGAATCCACAAAATTATTTTGATATATTTATAAGGAAATATTAAAATTATGAAAAAGATTGTAAAACTAACTGAATCTGACCTACAAAGAATTGTATCGAGAGTAATAAGTGAAGAAAAAATTCCTGCGGAAGATAGAAAGAAAATGGCGATGAAGTATCTAAGAAAGATTTCCGAGTATATTAAAAAATATGATGTAGAAAAAGAAGATTTCGCTAATGCTGATATGACATATCTAATCGATATGTTTGAAAAGATTGCCAACCACCAAGATATTAAATTGTAATGACAAAAAAACAAGAGGTATTATTAAAACTGATTGATAGAATCGGACTCGAAAGAACCGTTAAATCAACTGGTTTAAGTTTATTTAATATATATAATGAATTAGACGGTCATTTGGAATTTACTTCCGATATTTGTTTGGACCTTTTGGAGGATATGTTTAATAACACATCACTATTAAAACAGACAGATGAGTATATTACTTTAGATTGGGGTGTTTTTACTGATGGTATTTGTACTTGGTTTTACAATAATAAGGAGACTGGTGAAAAACTAACAATTGCGGCAACTCCGTTTTGGGATGGCGAACCTCTCGTTCCTGTTAATATTGAAGACTATGTTGTTGACGAATATGACCCCAATACTAGAGAGTGGACTATAGTATACCAAGAATACGCTGAAATGTCCGATACATTAGAATACGAAGATGTACCTGAAAAATTTGGAAGATTAAGTCACTTAATAAATTGGTTTAATGATGTTTATTTTGAGGACGTTAAAGAAATAATATTGGATGGTTTAGAGTATTTAAGAGATAACGCAAAAAGAAAAGGAGTATGATTTCAAAAAATATGACACAATTTTTATATAGGTATTTGGATACCATATTCTCAGAATCACAATTCAATAAAGAGGAGTTTGCCGATGAAAGCGTATATGACATATACTCTGATGAATATAAAATTTCCATAGTTAAACTAACGACAAGAATGAATATAAGTTCGGACTTATTTCATAAAATGCATGAATTATTTGGAATTAGTTATGGCGATATAGGAGATGTTATAAGAGATTACTTATCTTTGAAATTAGATTACGATTTTACTTATTACCCAACAGTACCATCCCTATGAAAGTAATGTTAACTGAAAATAAATTAGAAAAAATAATGTTAAGGTATATCCAAGACATTATGAAAGTTGATTTGGAGCCAACTGTTGACGGTAATAATCTATACTATAGAGATAATAATGGTGATATATTTATAAAAGTTGATATGACCTCTCCACAGTCAATAGATGTCTTACTATCATATTACTTTTATATTAAAATGTTTACATATTTCAAAGCAGACCCAACTGAATATCATAGATTACTCAAATCAGTTATAGAAAAAATAACCAAATTAAAAGTTAATGAAATTATACCATCTCTGATGGGTTATGAGGATTAACTCAAAAGTTTGTAAAAGGTTTTGAACTCTTTAAGTCTATGGTCCAAACCTATTGTCCCACCATTTACTCTTTTAGTAACAGATGTAACAACTTCATCTGTCGCGCCTCTATCACAAATAGACCAAAGATTATTATTATTAAAGAAAAATGCTGCAGATGCTAATGGATATTTTGTTGCAACCAAATCAGGATTTGCCACACAATCTTCACCGATAAATTTAGTAAAGTTTTTATAATTGTCTTTTCCTGTCAATTGAATGTATCCTCTACCACGAAATTTGTAACCTTCTTTTGTTGTTTCATCCCCATTTCCCATTCTTCCACCATAAACTTTAGATGCGATTTTCTCGGGTTGTTTGGCATATGACTCGGCAAGATTGCCAGGAAAGTATTTTCCGAATATTTTTTTTAATCCATCAACGGAGTAATTCAGATTTTCACTTGTAATTTTGAATCCCCCACTTTCGTGTGAACACTGAGCCAAAAAGTGAGCCAATCTTAAATTGTTTGTTATGTTAAATTTTGATGCGGTTTCAGAAATCTGTGCCAAAACAGAATCAGAAATATGTCCCTTTAATTTATCAATATTTAAACCTGTCACAGGTTGGATAACTACATCCTCCTTTAATAAGATTCCAAGTTTAGATAAAGTAGTCGGACCTGCAACTCCGTCAGGTGTAATACCATTTTTAGTTTGCCATTCTTTAAGGGTTTTTTCAGTTTTTGGTCCAAAATCACCATCGGCAACGAGACCTAATTTTTCTTGTAACAATTTAACTTCGTTACCTTTCATACCTAGTTTTAACATATCTTAAATTTTATTATAAATATTTTGTTATTATGGTATTTTCAAATATTTATGGAAAAATAATACTTAATGACAAAGTTCCAAAGAAGAAGCATTTACTTATCCGTTTTAATTACGATATTATTCCTCCTTTATAAATACTCATTATCGTCAGGTATAATATCCCATAACAGATACACCGATTTATTCGAGATTATTTACTTTATCTCAACTTCTATTGTTACATTTAAATTGTTTCACGATTTAATAACAAGAAACAGAAAATACGAACAAAACCAACTTAACTCTAAGAAGTTTAATGAAGTATTGTTAAATCAATCGTATAACCCTGATTATTATAGTGGTGATATTAATCAAGCCGCTAAAACTATGACAAGAGAAGCCGTAGATACATTGGGTGCTGATAGATGTTCAGTATGGTTATATAACAAAAGTAAATCATCTATTACTTGTGTTGAATTATATGTGAAGTCTGAACTATTATGGTATCAAGATATAAAATTATACAAAAAAGACTATAAACCTTACTTCGACTATATTGAAGTTAACCCAATAATCATTGCGAGTGACGCTGAAACCCATCCTGCCACTGAATGTTTTACCGAGACCTATTTGAAACCTTTAGGCATCAAATCTATGTTGGATGTTCCTGTGATATACAAAGGTGATGTTTTAGGTGTGGTATGTATCGAGTCATACGATAAACGTGAATGGACAACTGAGGAACTTAATTTCTCACAAATGTTATCTTCACTATATAGTTTCACACACTCGGTAAACGAATCAAATAAACTTTCTAATGTTGTTACATCAAAAGAAAACCAAATAGTTAACAGGATGGATGCTATAAACCGTTCTAACGCAGTTATTGAGTTTGATTTGAATGGTGATGTAAAATTTGCAAATAACATATTTCTAGATTTGATGGGTTATAGTACCGAAGAAATTGTTGGTCAACACCACAGTATGTTCGTTAGGGATGAAGAAAAAAATTCTAAATCGTATTCAGATTTTTGGAGTAAACTAAAGAAAGGTCAATACTTTAGTGGTGACATTGTTAGAGTAAAAAAAGATGGTTCATTAGTATATCTAATAGCAACTTACAATCCCATATTAAATGAAAGTGGTAAAACATATAGGGTCATGAAAATTGCTACTGATGTCACATCAAGTGTGTTACAACAAATAGAAATTGAAAAGAAAAACACTTACTTAGAACACGCAGCAAAAATAATCAGACACGATATGCACTCAGGTATAAACACATACATACCAAGAGGAGTTAATTCGTTAGAGAGAAGATTAACACCTGAAGACATTAAAAAGTTGAAGATTGAGGCTCCTCTAAAAATGATACGAGAAGGATTGATTCATACTCAGAAAGTTTATAAGGGAGTTTATGAATTTACAAATTTAGTTAAAAAAGATGCAATATTTCATACATCACCTCACGACTTGAAAGAAATACTATTAAGTTATTTAAATTCTACATCTTACAAAAGTCAAGTGTTAATTTCTGACTTGGTAACAACAGATGTTAATGAATCATTGTTTTGTACTGCGGTGGATAACTTGATACGTAATGGTCTAAAATATAACGATTCGGATACTAAAGTAGTAAAAATATTTATGGAATCTGACAATACCATAATCATACAAGATAATGGTAGAGGTATGTCTCAGATGGATTTCGAATATTTATCTAGACCGTATGTTAGAAAAGAAGGTCAAAGAGAAACCGGTACGGGTTTGGGATTGAATATTTGTTTGGCGATTATGGAAGAGCACGGATTTGAATTGTCATGTGAGAAAAATGACATTGGTACCAAAATGAAAATAAAGATTAAATAACCTAACCTAAAATGATAGAATCAATATTATTAGTCGACGACGAGGACCTTTTTCACTTAGTGTTTGAAGATGCGTGCTCATTACTTGAGATAAGTTTATCTCTACAATCTGTAAACAGTTCAGATGAGGCAGCTAAAATGTTCAAACAGTGGTATGAAACAAGTAGTAAAGAAAAACCTGAATGTGTGTTTGTAGATTTAAATATAATAGGTTCATCTTTCGATGGTATTGAACTCATTAGAAAAATAAACTTTGAGTATGGAAACCACGTTATAATTGGAATAATATCGTCATCCAACGAACCTGAAGAACAGGCTAAGGCAATTAAAGCCGGTGCTCAATTTTGGATTATAAAATCTGATGATATTGAACCAAGATTAGAAGAATTTAAAAAGGACTACGAAGGATATAAAAATAGAACCGCACCATTTAAAATTTACAAATGATAACTTTTAACAAACAAACTAAACAACAATTAATTAATCTTTGTAAGACAAAGAACATTTGTCTTGAGGGGAATATTATTAGAGTTATTGACTATTCAGGTGATACTGAGTTTGAACAATATGTTAAAACTTGTTTGGAAAAAGATAAGGAAACGAGGAAAAAAAGATTGGAAATTACAAAGCAAGTCCAATTTAAAAATAATGAATTAGAAAAATTAAACCAAGAGAATCAAAGAATTTTAGAGGAATTAACAGAGAGTTTGAAATCTGTTGAGGAATCTAAAATACAATATGAAGTTCAGAATAAAGAACTTATTCTTTGGAAAGAAGAGAACGAAAAAATTAGTTTGGAATTACAACAAGAAATGTTAAAATCTGAACAAGCGAGGGTTGATGCTGAAAACGCTAAAAATACAGCAGAAAATGATTTGGATGTTTTACAAAAAAGAACACAAACTCAATTGATTGAGAGGATTGTTAAAGTTTCATTGGGTGTAATATTGGCAGTTGGTTTCATTACGACAGTTATGTATATGATTGCCTTATTTACGGAAAAAGATACTCAAATTATAGGTTCTACTTGGGCAAATATGTTTGGTATTTTACTGACAAATGCATTTAGTATCATAGGAACAATAATGGGTGTTAAATATGCTTCAAAAGAAACTGAATGATTTTACATAAAATCAGACAATCTATCTACTAACACATCATTAAAATATCTTTCATCGACATCAGGATAATATCTATCGTCAAACCTAAATCTAGGTTTGTCAATATATCCATTATATAATAACTCCTCTAAAACGCACTTTAAACCGTCACCACAAGTTTCAAATGTTTCATCAATTAGGTCTTCATCAAGTCCTGAAATTAAATTATTTAAATCAACCTCAATCTTAGAACCTTCATCGTTTAGAAATTTCACATCACCATAAAATTCTAAAGCTTCCTCCATCGCCTTTCTTAATGCATTTACGTAATCATCCGCTTCGGCGTCATTGACCGCTGAAGATATTGCGTTCTTAACTTCAAAATCCTCATCCAAATCCTTAATAAGTTCTTGTGTGTCAGTTTCATCATATTCACTTCTATTATCAACATCTTTCAAAAGATATTCGCGGATTCTTTTTTCATTTTCATCGTTTAAATAATATTGGACCGCACTTTCCCAATCCGCACTATCATAGTTTTCCCAAAAACTCCAAGGGTCTGTCAAAATCATCTCAAAAAAATACACACTACTTTCTCTTTTGTTTCCTTGAGTGTCCTTCCACCTTCTTGTACTATATTTGTAATCACCATCTACATAATCACCAATTTCATTAGGACCTAATTCTAAAGTAAATGTAGTTTCTCTTGGTGGTATTTCTATAAGACCCAACTCTTTTAATTTTCTTTGTAAACTTCTAGTATTGAATAGTTCAGGTCTTTGTGCGTAAAGTTCTTTAATGGTATCATCAGGTAAGTCAGTGATTTTAAAATCTAAATTAGATGCGTATTCTGAACCAAAACCTTGTATTAAATAATCTTCCTCTTCTCCCCCACCACCTAAAACAAAAAATAAAGGTAAGATATATTGGTGAAATTCTTCTTGAGGTTTACTATTTTTTGGTCCTTTCAATTGATATAAAATACCATCATTACCGATTGATGCTGTTAGATGACTTTTATTTAATGTAAATTTTCCACCTGGTAATTTTTTATTTTCCCTTAACGAATATAAGTTATTATTAGAACCTGTCCTCCCACAGTGACCCATTCTTTTACATTCTTCATCAGAAGTATTAGTATTCAAATCAACCCAATAAAAACCATTTCCATCTGCGTCTCTGAAATCTTTTATAATGGTATTTTCTTCTTTGTAATTAACATCACCTTGACCTAAATTTAATGAGTCATGCCATTCTTTGGACTCATTATAGAGTTCTGTAAAATTAAAATTTTGATATTGATTCAATCTACCATTCAAACCAACTCTCACCCAATCCATAATAGATTGTACCCATTGTTTATGATTTCCTGGAATAGATGAATTTCTATTTAGAGCCTCGATAACCTCCTTTTCGCTTAGAGTAGTAAACTCCTCTCCCGGAGAATTTTTCATAACGTGAAAGATAAATCTTAAATATTTTTTAAAAATAATAACTGATAATCCACCACAAGTTCTGTCAAAAAATTCGGCATGTTCTTCTCTAAGTCCCAATTTATTTACTAAAACATCTTTTTTGGATGCTTCCATAACTAAATTACGAACACCCATCATTTTCTGTATTTTAACAATTTTGGAATCCAATTTTTTCATAATTAATATCTTAAAGGTTCTTTTTTGGCTTCGTAAAAGTCAAAATCCCACTTCGCAGCGTAAATCCTATGATTTATATTAAAATAAGAACTTACCTTATCTATTACTTCAGACCTTTTATTCCATAAATAATTCCAACTGTATTCTCCCTTTAGATTATTAAAAGTAACAATAATAACCGTTCTATCTATGGTTCTTTCTTCTTCGGGTAATTCTGATGACGAACCTAAATATATCTTATCAACATTAAATCTAACATCATAAACTTCAGGAAAAGACCTTAAAATAACCTGCTCAATTAATGGAACTATTTTATTCATACCTAAACTCTAAATTTTGTATCATATTTAGGTTTTGGTAACATTTTTTGGTGTAAATCCCATTCCTTAATAGATTTTTTTTTGTCACCAATTAAAGAGTATAGTTTTGATAGTTTTTTTAACATTTCAGATGAAATTGCTTTTAACTTCTTTTCCTCGAATTTGAAAAACTCCATAGGATTTTTTTTGAATCTTTGAATTTCTTGACCAAATTTATTATAAGCCTCTTCCTTGTCAGGAAGTAATAAACCTGAAAGCATCTCAAAAAAATCAGTTGTGATAAGTTCTTTATAACCAGATACAATGTTGTTACCGAGATTAATATATAATAATTCTAATATTCTATTAACTTTTTCTTCGTCAGTTTTATATGTATCTATTTCACCAAATCTATCTAATATATTGTCAATATCGTCAATATAATTTAATAAATCTTTTTTAAGATTATCTAATGAAAAGTTATTAATTTCTTGATACATTTTGTAAGTTTTGTTTGACAATAAAAAATCATAGAACATATCTTTTGATACACCAGCCTTTTTCATTATTGAATGGACCTCAGCCGCTCTAACAACATTTTCTGTTGCGGATGCGAAATATAAATAATGTAAAAATCTTCTTAATGGTGGAATATCAAATCTTGTTTGATGTACACCAGAATACTTTGCTCTACTTTTTAGGGATTCAAACGGTCTTTTGAAATCGTCATAACCGTGCATTAATTCGTGAGAAAATGAGGACTGTATATCTAAATCCTCAATTTGAATCATGTCCAAAACTTGGGAAAACCTTGTATCTTTACTTTCAGGAATTACAATACGAACTGAAAATTCTAAATCCTTACTTTTTTGTGATACCAATACAAATTCAGGGAATTTTGGTTGTGCCATCATATGAATTCCCATACCAAGAGCCAATGGTTCATCCACTTCGTCTGTAACGATAAAAATAAGATTAAATTTAATAGACCTGAAATTAAAATCACCGATTTTAAATCTACCATTTAACTCATATTCATATGTTATATTGGGGTCAACAATTGAATCCCCTTCTTCCTGGAGTTTTTGTTCAAAAAAATTGAAAACTCTTTTTGATACATTCTCTATGTTGGATGGAACTCCTACCGCCTCAACTATGTTTTGTTTTGGAAATCGCATATTTTACCTTATTGAGATAAATATTACAAATTTTCCTTTTGTTCTGTATTAATTTCGTGTAGATTACCTATTTTACGTAATCTTTCTATGTCTTCAGATGTAACAATTGCGGTCTGTCCATCGTCAGCCATCACAATAAAAGTGTTATCGTCTATTTGTTCTAAAATTGTAACTTTCATAAATTGGTAATATTAAAAAACCCCGATTTTTGGTCGGGGTTTTATTGATTTACATCACCTCAACTACCTCTAAGTCAAAAAATAATTTCTTACCTGCCAAAGGATGGTTAGCATCCAACACCGCAGTTGTTTCTTTGATTTCTTTAACCAATACATTAAACACTCCTTGCGGACCATTTGCCTGTAACATCATTCCTTCAAAAATATCTTCAGGAAGAACTGATTTCTCAAACTCTTGATACATTTCCTCATTTACATCTCCGTAAGCTTCAGTTGGTTCAATCTCAATAGTTTTGGTTTCTCCGACCGCCATATCGATTAATCCTTTTTCAAATCCAGGGATAAGTTGACCTTGACCCAAAGTTACGGTTAGTGGTTGTCTACCTTCAACCATAGACGAATCAAATACAGAACCATCTTCAAATTTACCTGTGTAATTAACTTTTACGGTATCTCCGTTTTCAATTTTTTTCATATTTCTAATTTTTAAGAAACATATAAATAAATTCATTCATTATCAACACCAAGTACGATATATTTATCATTATGAATATAATAATTAAAGAAAGTCAATTACAGAAGTTAATTGAACAAGTTAAAGTCGACAAAGTTGAAGTGTTAGCGGACCAAATTTGGGATGCCACTTCAGGAATTGGTACTGACGAAGATAAGGTTTACGATGCACTTAAACAAATAACAAATTTACAATTTTTTGTTAAAGTTAATACTAAATTAATTTCTAAATACAAAGAAAGTTTTTATGATATTGTAAATTCTACAATGGAGTTCACTGATTCTGAAAAAAATGAAATAGTTAAAATACTTAATTCTAAAGGTGTTGCCCACATTATAAACGACAATGGAGATATCAAGTATAAAAAATCTCCAACACAATTTACGAGCCAACAGGGTGCAAATTTTTACTCTGACCCAACAATTTTAACACCGTCAGAAAATTTGATTTCTTTTTTGAAGTGTGAAGAAGGCAAGGTCGGTTCAAATTGTCAACCAATGTTAAAATCATATAAGGTACCGGGAGATGTTTGGACCATAGGTTGGGGCCACACAGGTGAATATGCAAAACCTGAGGCTAAAATTGACCAAACAACCGCAGAAAAAATTCTGAATAGGGATGCAAACGCTGCTTCAGAGTGTGTAAAAAGAATATTCAATGAATGGAAATCAAAAAAAATAAACGTGAGTGTAACACAAAGTATGTTCGACACTCTGACTTCATTAGCCTTTAACGCCGGTTGTGGTTCTTTAAGAGGTACTGGTTCTGAGAATGAAGTTATTGATTTTGTGAAAAAAGGTAAATACAAAGAAGCGGCTGACACCATCCTTTCATTCAAATCAGACAAACCTGGATTTTCAGGTTTGAAAAAAAGGAGAGAAAAAGAAAAAGAAATGTTCTGTAAAGACGGAGGATGTGCTTAATTCAGCCATTCAGGTTTATATCCTGTTTTCCAAACTAAAATGTCTTTTTTACCACCTCTATAATAGTTTCTGTAAGATTCAACTACGTCATCAACTTTATATTCATCAGGCATTGCTTTAGGTTGAGGCGTTAATCCGATGTCAGGAATATTCGGCCTATTAACCAAACACCATTCTAAAATGGATTTACTCTTATGTATTTTACCATATCTATTTTGATATTCATTACATAACGCAAATCCCAAATCAGTTAACCAAACATAATTAGAATACGACTCACGAGCCCATATTGCACAAGGGTGGTTTTTATGACTTAATCGATAAGGAGCATCACCTCCTGTCGCCCAATGAACACCACATAGTAATTGAGCGGTTTCAAGTATCATTTTGACGCAGTGTTTATCACAATGGTCTTTTGCACACTTCTCGATGTCGGTATCTAATACGAAAATATTCATAGCACAAATTTAAGTTTTCCAAAGTTAAGAAACAATAAATTCAGATAAAAAATAAAATTATATCATAAATTTTGATATTTATAGGTATGAGAACTCTACTTACCCTAATTTTAGTATTTACTTTTTCGTTATTTGGTTTATCGCAACACTCCGAATTGACGAACATTCAAATGCTATCAAGTAGTCCCATAACTTCATTATGCGACTCAACGATAGGTCCAATATACCAAAGTGCTACACCAATACCAACTTACGGGTATTTGGAGTCAAACGGTTATTGCTACTTTTTACCTCAACCTCAAATCAGTTTTACACTTTGTTTCCACTTTGTTGCAATATCAAATGGTGTGTATTTGAATTCTGGTTTTAGTGCTTTGGGTTGTTCTACTGTTACTTTCACCTCTTTACAACTTTGTGATAGAACTGACAATGTTATAGTAGGTCAAGGACAATTTTTTAACAATCTAATTGTAGGTCACGAATATGTGTGGTGTGTTGTTGGTACGACCTCCGGTTTATTCTGTCAGGGTTTAACAACAATATGTCCTTATTGGACCGAGGCATCTTTATTGCCTGTTGAATTGACCTTATTTACCGCGACTCCGACAAATAACGGCATTCTTCTTCGTTGGACAACTATGAGTGAATCAAATTCAGACTATTTTATTTTGGAAAAGTCAAAAGATTTATATACTTTTGTGGAAGTTGCGAGATTAAAAACTTCCGTTTATAGTAACAGAAAAATCGATTATGAATTTTTGGATAGGACGCCTTATGACGGTGTCTCTTATTACAGATTAGTTCAGGTTGATTTGAATGGTGCTAGAAAAATCTATGACCCAATTTTTGCAAACATAACCTTTAAAAAACCTGTTAGAGTTTTGGATGTATTAGGTAATAGTGTTGATATGAATTACAACGGACTGAAGATTTTAATTTTTGATGACGGAAGTGCTGTAAAATACTATTAACATATTTATCTGTATGAAACTAATTATTACAGAAGCAGAAAAAGAGGACATTTTATCAAAATATAAAGATAATACAGACGACAGATTACTAACATATCTTCGTAGGAATTATCCTATATCAACACGCATAATGTCAAGATATAATCCTACGACTGATGACTTTGATGATGTGCAAACTCCTATGATTTTGGTTGATGATAAATCATATTTTGCTGAAGAGAACAAAAAGTTGTTGGTTAATAAAATTTTTATTACTTTAGAGGACGAATTCACGGATGTTTCTAATGATGTAAAAAGAAGGACAATCAAGAAATATTTAGACATGATTAATTTAACCGACTTCTAATGGAAAATATTGGTAAAATTGAAAAACTTTTGGACATTGTTGAAAAGAAATATCTTTTAAAGATGTTTGAGAGACCTATTGAGTTTGAAGTTGGTCAAATTCAAGTGGTTAAAGGAAAACACTATATCATTGATATTCTAATCCCTACTTATTACCTTAATAATGAGCCATATCAGTCGAAAATTAACGAATGGTGGGATAAGTTATTAAAGGTTCAAGAGTTCTATCACCATATGAATGAGGAAGGGTCCGTTAATTTCCAACCCATAGAAAAGAAATAGTTTCATAATCAGACAATTGATTTTTTGTGTTTTTTTGTTTGAAATCATATTTCTATCTTTGGGGTATGAAAAAGGTAAGAAACAAAAAACAGATTATTGAGGCAACGTACGATTGGTGTTGCGACAAGTTTGGAACCCCTTTAAAGACCAAACAATATCCTACTTTGGGTGTGGTCTCTCGTAGTAAATGTAGCGACTTTGGTCAGTATGATTCTCGTCATATTCAAATCAATACTGCTCGTTGTAAGACCGTATCTTCACTTATCCGTGTTGTCATTCACGAATACACACACTTTTTACAAATGCCCAAACTTCCTGATATGGCAAAATACTCAAAGTTGTATGATATCTATGGATATAAAGACCATCCTATGGAAATTGAGGCTCGTGAGGCCGAACTTAAACACTTTCGTAACTGTTTGAAGTATTTACAGAGAAGAAACATCGCCTAATATGAAAGACATTATAAATTATAAGAGTAAATTTGAACCAAACGTAACTGTATTTCTCCTCTTTAAGGAAAATGAAATGTACGACGAAATAAAACCATTATTTGACATATATGGTTATGGTTTTGCCTCCGCATCCGACAACTTGGTGTTTTTAGATGGTGAAGTGGTAACGTCAAATGAACAAGTTGATGAAGATGTTTTGAGGTTTATTGAGGCTCACGAAGTGTCTCACATACTATTGGGTCATACCACAGAAAGAAACGATGATGATGAAATGGATGCTGATTTAGGAGCATACGTTCTACTTAAAAAATTTAATTTTCCGGAATCGATAGAAATATTGGAAGATAATTTCGAAAGTCGTCATGGGGCGAAATTCAAAAAATCACTCACACAACGGGTGTCAGATAAAATTTTTTGAGGTTCTTGATAAATTTTTAATTTTACAATATATTTATTAATCTCCGACCTCCTCATAGGTTGTCAAAATATATACAAAACCCAAGAATTTGTTTCTTGGGTTTTTTTATTTAAAAACTTTTTTTTATATTTGTCATATGAAACCAAACATCAAAAAACTAAACATACCCGAAGACTCAGTTTGGGATAGAAAGACATATAACCCTTATGTTTTACTTGACCGTTGGGTTTATAACCATTTCAGAACTACTACCGTAGGAAATTACATATGTGGTATATTTGACAACATTAACGCTTTTGTAAGGGGTGTCAAAAATCTCATAAAATGGTGTCCTACTATCTATAATGACTATAATTGGGATTACCGTAGTATCTACGATGTCCTTTACAAGAAGATTGAACTACTCAGAAAAAACATCGTTCAGAACAATCGTCACAGTGCAGTTGAGACCGACAACTTTTGGATGACCTTATCTCTTAATCTAATTAACAAGGTAAAAGACGAGGAATATACGACCGAGTATATGGAATACATTGAAAAAGACTACGATTTTGATAAAGTTGATGATTTGGACAAGAATGGTAACAACCTTTACCAATTAAGAACAACCGTAATTTCAGACAATACCGAAGAATACGTAAAGAAAAATCCATCTAAAGTAAGAATTTTATCCAAAAAGTTTCCAAACTTTGCAGAGGAGACCAATGAAGATAAGGCGATGTTAATTTCAAGACACAAACACGACCAAGCGAAAAAACTTTTGTTCAGAATCATTGAAACCAAAATAGAGTATTGGTGGGATTAAATAATTTAGTATATTTGTCAAATGAAAAAGACCATAACCTTTATAAGTGATACACATACTAAACATAAACATGTAACAGGTGAGTTACCTGGTGGGGATATCCTTATCCATTGTGGCGATATCAGTAATCGGGGGTATCTTAATGAGATTAAGAACTTCCTTGAGTGGTTTGATGGTATCAAAGGGTACGAGCACAAGATTTTCATTGCAGGAAACCACGATTTTGGGTTCCAAGATAGCCCAAAGGTGTGTGCCAAGTTATTACAGGACTATCCCACCGTTACTTACTTGGAAGATAGTAGTGTAATCATAGATGGAATCAAAATTTATGGTAGTCCTTGGCAGCCACGGTTTTATAATTGGGCATTTAATGTTGACAGAGGTTGGGATATTGCCCAAAAGTGGGAAAAAATACCACAAGATACTGATATTTTGATTACTCACGGTCCTTTATTTGGAATTTTGGATAGTACTTACACAGGTCAGAGGGTTGGTTGTGAAGATTTGTATAATAGAGTTATGGAAGTAAAACCAAAGGTTCATTGCTACGGTCACATTCACTTTGACTACGGTATGAAAGAGGTAGATGGTATGACTTTCATAAACGCTTGTTGTTTGGGTGAAGATTATATGTATCAAAATGGTCCGATTACCTTAGATTTCGAATTTGACGTATGAGGGCCGTAATCGCTGTTAATAATTTAGGGTACATAGGTAAAGATAATACCCTCCTGTGGAAATGTTCTGAAGATTTGAAACATTTTAAGAACTTAACCACAGGGGGAGTGTTATTGGTGGGTTATAACACATCTTTGACACTACCACCACTTAAAAACAGGGAAATTTTCATCTACAAAAGAGAATATGATAGAGAACTTTTAATTTTAGAGTGTGATTGGTGTATTGGGGGTAAAAAAACATACGAAAAGTTCTGTCATTTATTTACGGAATTACATATTTCACATATTAACGATAATAAAATAGGAGATACGACATTTCCTGACTTAAAAAACCTAAACAAGGATTGCAAAATCTTTAATTATTATTTTGAACCAAATTTATGATTCATTACGCTGACATTATTGTCGATTTACAAGCAGGAGACACAGGAAAAGGAAAAGTGGCTCACTATCTATCAAAAAACGAAGGAGAATACACACACGTCGTAAGATATAACGGTGGAGGAAACGCAGGACACACAATTTACCATAATGGTGAAAAATTTGTAACACATTTCATACCTGTTGGTGTGATTTATGGTATAAAATCAATTATTGGCCCAGGTTGCGTCGTAAATGTTAAATCTTTGTTTGATGAAATTGAATTATTGGAAAAAGGAGGGTTCAATGTTCGTGAAAATTTGTTTATTGACAAAAGAGTTCATATTATCACCGATTATCACCTAAATGAAGAGACAGGAGAGACAAAAATCGGAACCACAAAAATGGGAAATGGACCTGCTTACAGGGATAAGTACTCTCGAGTTGGTGTAAGGGCAGAATCCATCAAAGAACTTGAAAAATTTATCATAGATGTCTATGAAGAGTTCCACAATACGGATAGGCAAATAAGAATTTTGTTTGAGGGGGCACAAGGTTTTGAATTGGACATAGATTGGGGTGATTATCCTTATGTAACCTCATCACACTGTACAGTTGGGGGAGCGATTTTGAATGGAATACCACCTCAAAAAATTAGAAAGGTATTTGGTGTTGCAAAAGCATACCGAACATACGTTGGGTCCAAAAAATTTGAGTCAGACGAGCCTATTTTCTCTAAAATCAGAGAAGAAGGTAACGAGTATGGTGCAACCACAGGAAGAGCTCGTCAAATTGATTGGTTAGACCTTGATTTGTTGATTAAAGCATGTAAAATAAATGGTGTAACCAATATTATTCTCAATAAAATAGATGTATTGGAAGAAGTTGGTGAATATCACTTGTATGAAGGGGGAGAACTAATATCGTTTGATAGTTCAGAAAAATTTCAAATACATGTAGAAGTTGCTTTGAGAAAACAACTTAATCTTATGGTCTATATTAATTGGAGTAGGAGTGTTTTTGGGATTTAAACTCAAATGATAAAATCGTCTTGGATTGGTTGCCACTCTATTAGAGGTAAATCCTTTACCCACTCAAAATTTTCTTCTGTACAGTAATTTATTTCCTCAACAGAAATAATCCAATTATTATCAATATCTTGTATCGGGTTAAAATAACTATCAGTTGTATATTTTTGCCCAACCAATTGATTTTTTTCATTTTCAGTTAATAATGCCACTAATATCATACTTGTCTACCTAAAGTTGTTTGAAATGCTTGAATAGCCGTATATAAATTTGCCGATTCGGTGTCGTTTAATCCTGTACCTAATGTCGCAAATGCGCACTCGCGATTTGAAAACCTTACCTGCGTGTTAGGGTCTTGTCTCCATGCTGAAATTACCATGTTCACATTGGGTATTCCAGTGCTGGCTGTTGCTCCGTTCACCGTTATGGAGCCATTTTTAAAAAATTTAATCACATTGCCGCCTGTGCGTGTAATCAAATAATGGCCAGTTGAATTCGTATTCGCAACGGTGTTGTCTCCACTGGCATTTAATGCACCGTAAAATAGGTCAGTATAGCGTAATAGCATATAAGTTGTTGGAACAATCCCTGCCCCAAATTCATGATATAAACCAGTGGTATTACTACGAGAATAAAAAGATATACTCGCCGAATTTTGCGCCGAGCTTAACCAAAACGTATCGGCATACGCATTGGTACCATTTGGTAGTGCTCCTGTTGATGAATGAGTCCAACCACCAACAAACAAAAGCCTATATGCTGCATTAGTATCGGCTGGATTTTTAAGGTTAAA